ATATTTTTCAACAACAGGCATCAAAACACCCGTGGGGTAGACTCTACCGTTTCGGTTTTTTTGTTCTGCCTGCATGAAGATACCTTCAATGAAGTAGTTCTTCTTACCAGTTTTTTCGTCTGCCTCGCAGAGAAAATCAATATCTTCGTTTGTCTCTGTGATGAGTTTTAGTGCCATTAGTAGGATCCTCCCTTAGCACGATGCACCTTACCAGTTCCGACTTTCTTTTCTCGGGCCTCAGTTTCTTTGTGATCGTGAGCACTTTGATGACCGTACGCTTCTTCGTTTACATCAACGTCCTCTTTTTTCATCGCTTGACCAATTTTCTTGCGACGATTAAGAAGATATTTGTCTGTATCATCTTCATCACCATCGTTGTCGATGTCACCATCTTCTTTACCGACAGGATCAAGGTTTTTCTCATAGAACATGTCGATACTCTCTGCAAGTTTGCTCTTAAGAATAGAATCAATCATATCCTTGGCATCGCTCATTTTTCTTTCTGTAATTAACTTGATTACTTCTTTACTCATTTTCGGTCTCCTCAGAAATAATTGTTTCTAAAAGTCCGATATATTTTTCTCTAGATTCAAAAATTGTATCACGAAGGGACTTTTGAAGTTCTGGTGTCGGTAAATTATCGTGAACCTCTGATAGAAGTGATGCAATATCTTCGTTCACTTCAACACGCTCTCCGTCCATCAAGTCAACATTGACAACCCCACCGTTTTCTAAACACTCAGAAATAACAGAAACAAATGCAACGTCTTCTTCAACTTCTTCTGTCGTTTCGGAGAGAATGGTTTTTGCCATTTCTTGTCGAAATGATTCCATTTTTTCTTCTATTTTGCTTTCTAAAGTCTCTAAAATTTGATTTGAGGCACTTTCGTCATCCCCAAATAAACTTTCTTTTATGATTTCGTTGCTCATTGTTGTTCCCCTGTTTCCTCTGGTTGCGGTGGTTGTATTTCACCTATTTGCATTTCTTGTTGGATCTCTGCGAAGTTCCTACTTATTTCAGATTCTGTTAATCCAAATACTTCTTTTCTTATGTAGGAATTTGAGAAATATCTACCGATATATGGTTCCATTCCAGCGGCAATACTTAGTTTTTCACGCATCAATTCAACCTGTTTAAGTTCTGAATAGTGTGAGTCGCTGTTGTATTTAAACTTAATTCTGTTGCGAATTTGATCGAAGTCTTCGATGCCCATCACACCGACAAGTGAAAGTTGAATTCTCAACGCATCAATAAGCAATGTCGAGAATCTATTTCTTAGACGCTGAATAAATTTAGAGAATTTCACTTCATCTCTGGTAATTTCAGCCGATCTACCCATGTTGAAACCACTGTCTGCTGCAAGTCGTGATGGTGGAACGTTCAACGCACGATACAGTTTTTCGAGCATGTATTCAACGTCACGCATCTCACCGAGGTTTGTGCCACCCGGCAACGTTGTGATTTCTGTTCCCTTACCACCTTCTTTTCGTGGCAAGAAGAAGTCCTCAAGCATGTGGAAGTGATCTCTATCTTCTCGAATACTTCCTGTTGATTGATCGTATGTCAATTTATTTCGGTATCTCTTTGCGAGTCCCTCGATGTATTGTTGTGCCTTTTGAGTAGGCATGTTACCAACATCAACATAGAAAATTCTTCGTTCTGGTGCTCTGGAGATACGATAAACAACAGCGGCATCTTCGAGTTGACGAAGCATGTTCAGAGGACGAATTGCTTTCTGAAGATATCCAACCACTCGTTTTGAAGTAGAATCAATCAGTCCAGAGTGACAATAAAGAACAGAGTCTTTTGTCAAACGAACACCACTCGCTCCTGTTTGAAATGTTGCACTCGTATCTCTGTTTGTATAAAGGTAAAATTCTTCAACCTCACCAACAGTCGGTGCTTCGAGGTATCCACCACCATTTTGAATTTTGTTTACCTTTTTAACTTTTTTGATCTTTAGTGGATCAATTGGACGAAGTTCTTGAATTCCAAGTTGTGGATTCTTTTCGTCGATCATCACATAATAAAAAAGTTTACTGTCGATGTACCAGCGTTTGAACATTCCATACGCTTCTTCGTTGAAATTAAAAAGTTCTTTTATTCTTTCAAACTCTTGATACATTCTTGCCTTGATTGGGTCCGGTAAGAGGGAGTTTTCGAGATCAAGTTTTACTGGTTCATCATCGACATCAGAAACAATAGCATCGTTGCAAATGTCTTCGATTGCCATATCAACCTCTGGAAAAAGAGACATGGATCTATATCTTTTGATGAATTCCTCATCGGTTTTTGCACTACCAGAGAAATCCGTGTATGAACTTAAAAAACCACCATAAATTGAACCAGAATCTAAATGATATGAACCATCATAAGAATCGGGTGCAACTACATTGTTTGCACCCGACTCTTGTTCTGGTTGTTGTCTGGCAATTGAAAAACCAAAAATATTAATAGCCATACTTAACCCTTTCTGTTAACGGACATCTTATTTATGCCCAAAGGGATCGAAGTAATTACATTACTGAGTTTCTTGACTATTTGAATCAATATTTTCAAACTGGAAGTAGTCGTAAGCAATTGTTACTGGGAACTCAACCACAGTATCCATCGCATCGTATGAAAGATCAATCGAACCGATTTCAACGGGCCAACAATTGACTAACGTTACCTTTTTCAGAGTTTTTGCACTGTCTGGCTCTGATTCCTCTCCAATTTTACCACCCTTTGAAGAAAGATGTTCAATTGTCCAGTTGGTAAGGACCTCTTTGTCGTCGTTCCAATCACCTTGGTTGTTTTCTTTATGACGGTTTGCTTCCTCACTCCATGCTTGGAATTTTCTGTAAACATCGTCTGTTGTATCGTAAACAACGATTGGCCATTCCATGTATTGCCTATCACCAACGACTTTTGCAATTCTACCACGGAAAGGCACAGGAATAATACCAAGAGTTGCCGCTGGAAATTGTGCTGCCTTGACAAGCAAATTGCTGTTTGCTCCAACAAGGTCTGTCATGGAAACATCGCCGTTCTCACCGCCTGGGCCTCGGAGATCACCTGTGACTCTGAATCGGTTTTGACGAGTGCCCCCACGGAATACTGATCTGAAGTTATCTAAATTCATTTTTCGTTTCTCCTTTTATCCGTCAAACCGATCAAGAGAGTTCGGCATCTTGGTTCTTGTTAGTGAATGTAAGTTGTAAGAAGTTGATGGATTTTGTTGGTTTCACAAAAACATCAGCAACGAAAATATTTGCATCAATTCTATCCGGTGGGTTGTTCGATGAATCACAAACAACTCTGAAGTCAAAGATACCTCTGTCCGCACGAATTCCGTCAAGAATTCTAGATGCACGGTTCACAAAAGTTTGTCTTGTTTCATTATCGTTTTGTTCAAAGAGAAGCGATCTAGCGATTCTACCAATGTCTCTCTTCAGAAGAATGAACAATCGTGAGACGTTGATTCTACTTAAAGTGGAGGTTGAAGACTTCTCTGTTTTATCACCAAAGAGGAATGTTCCTTCACCAATGAAAGTCACGACAGGGTTGATATGTTGATCAAACAACGTGTCTTGTTGTGTTTCGGTTGGGCTGTTCTTGAGTTTGATGACATCAAGAATTCTACCACGAGTGAATCCAGCAGGAGAGAAGAACGGTGCGAAACGTGAGTCTGTTCTTGCAAGACATCCGGCAACATCGGCAGCACATGATGTCGTGATGAACGAATCACTCTTAGCAGTATTTCTTTCGTGACCGAGGTGTGTCTTATATCCATAAACTTGAATCTTGTTTTCCGCAAAGGCACTATCGGATCCACCCTCGGTTCCGTCTCTTTCAACCAAGAAGGTCGAACCAGATCCACCTGCCGGAGTGATTGCAACACAGTCACCACCTCGTTCTGAAGGAATGCCCTCGGTGGTCGTGGCTTTATCAATGTCTGTGCAGAAAACAGAGTCAATGAGGGCTCCGGAGAAGTCAGCGGAAGTTGCTCCAACCACCGCAGCACCACCATAAAGAAGATAGTTCTGGACAGAGTACCAGTCGGCAGAAATACCTTGGCCGGCTTCTTCATTCGACTCTGGGTTTGCGTATGTTAGGCCAACTTCACCCGAAACACCGAAAGATGTGTCTCTGAGACGTTTGTGCCAGTTATCTAAGTTTGGAACCTCAAGGAATCCTTGATCTCTTTCTGCCGTATTTCCTAAAAATCCAACAATTTCTTTCTTTGTTGGAATGTACGCAGAAAGGTGTGTATTTGCTGCCTCAGTGATTAAGTTAACAAAACTTGCATCGTCAACATTAATGACGACTCTTGCTCTGCCTGAGTTGATTGTTAAAAATTCTGCCATTTTGATCCTCCGATGTTAATTATGGTGTTCTGACTATTTATCATTTTGAACTTTTAGGGGAACCATCTATTTTCCCCGTCCCATACACCGCTTGTGTCATCATCTATGTGGGAAACATAACCAAAAGGCATTACCTCCGCTTCTAATCTTTTTATTTCATCATCGAATATATCTATACGAACATCAGTGTTGGTCAAATCCTTGAAGTAATCTTGTCGAGTGAGCCAAGCAAAAAGAACAAGTGTCATCACTAAGTCATCGTTATGTCCCTCATCTGCTTCGTATGACTGTCCTTTTGCCACGAATGTGATGAGTTCATTCACGATCTCCAAATCTTCGACAATCATCTTGTCTTGTTCAATCAAACTTTTGAGAACAGAGCATCCAAGTTTTTTCACAACACTTGTTGTCCGCACACCCATGTGAGTGTTTGCTCCACCGAAACCACCAGAGATTGTTTGTCCTGCTCTACCTCGGAAAGCACACATGAGGATGTTCTCATACTCCAAGTCACGATGGAGAACGTCTGCAACCTGCCCACCGATGTCGTTGATTTCGATGAGCGTTTGTGCCATGTTGTATTTTTCAGCGACCGCTTTGATTACAGTGGGATAAACCATCGGTGAAATAATATTATTTCGATATTTTGCAACCACCTTATATGGTGTTTGTGTGATGTCTGTTATGGTAAACGCACTGTAATCTTTACCCTGTCCTCTTGCAGTATCGACAACACAGACATATTTGTGTTCTGCTTTTGGTTCCTCATAAATGTCCAGTCCATCTTTATTTCGTTCGATTGGATTCACCCAAGACAAAGCGTGAAGTTTAGATGAGGATATCAGGGTGTTTGCCGAGCCAACAAAGTCGCATTCAAATTCTGTTTGGAATTGAATCTCGCTGGTGTTTGCAATCGTTTCCTCTTTCCACTTGTCATTCCGAAGAGGTCCGCCGGGATACATGGGGACTTGCGACCAGTGAACCTCAATGGGAACATACTCGTTCTTACCGATCTCTCCTGCTTGCTTTGTAG